TGGACGTGGGCTGGAACCGCACGGCGGCGCTCTGGGGCGCCTGGGACCGGCATGCGGACTGCGTCTACCTCTACAGCGAGCACTATCAAGGCGAGGCCCCGCCGCAGGTTCATGCCGACGCGATCAAAGCGCGGGGCGATTGGATACCCGGCGTGATCGATCCGGCGTCGTCGGGATCGAACCAGAAGGATGGGACCGCGCTGCGTGACGAATATGCCGGGCTAGGCCTCGATCTGGCCCTGGCGGACAACACCGTCGAGGCGGGCATCCACGCGGTTTATCGGCGGCTGGTCTCGGGCCGGCTGAAGGTGTTTCGCACGCTCGCCAACTGGCGCTCGGAAGCCCGGCTCTACCGGCGCGACGAGAAGGGCAAGATCGTCAAGGAGCGCGACCACCTGATGGACGCCACGCGCTACCTGGTGATGTCGGGCATGGGTCGAGCGATCACCAAGCCTCAGATGACGTGGGCCGACGACAATCCGCGCGGGCGCAACGTAGTGACGGGGTACTAGCCGATGAGCGACGTCTACCCCGCCGATGACGGTCTGATGCCGGAAGACGCCGCGCTGGAGGACGACGCGCCAGAACCCAAGGCGTCTGGCGTTCAGAAGCTGATCAAGTTCGCCCAGGCCGAGGGCGACATCTCCGACATGCTCGAGGCCTCGGAGCTGGCCAAGCTCGGGGCGGACGTGGTCGCCGACTGGAAGCGTGACGACGGTTCGCGGTCTGAGTGGAAAGCCAAGGTCGAGGAGGCGCTGAAGAAGGCCGCCCAGGACCCGGCCGAAGCCAAGGACTATCCCTGGCCGTCATCGTCCAACGTCCAGCATCCGATTCTGACCGTGGCCAGCCAGCAGTTCGCGGCCAGGGCTTATCCGGCGATCGTCAAGGGCGATGAAGCGGTTAAGGTGAAGGTGCTGGGCCTGCCGCCGCAGCCTCCCCCTGCCGAAGTGATGCAGGCCGCTCAAGCGGGTGATCCGACCGCCGTGCAGATGGCGCAGGCGATGGGTCAGGCGCAGCAACGGTGGAACGCCAAACGCGCCCGAGCGCATCGGGTCGAGACCTATCTGAACTATTTGATCTTCTACGCCATGGAGGATTGGGAGGGCGACACCGACGCGCTGTTGCACAACATCCCGATCACCGGGGCCGCGTTCCGCAAGGTGTGGTGGGACGCCGACGAAGGCAAGTGCTGCGCCGAGTTCGTCAACCCGCTTCGCCTCACGATCCCGATGGACAGCCAATCGCTGCGTCGCTGCCCGAGGATCACTCAGGATTTCGACCTCTACCCCTACGAGATCACCCAGAAGCAGCGCGCGGGCGTCTATCGCGAGATCACGCTCACCACCTCCGATGAGGACGAGCAGAAGCCCCGGCTGATCCTGGAGCAGCATCGGCTTCACGATCTGGACGGCGACGGGGTGGAAGAACCCTACGTCGTCACGGTGGACGCCGAGACCTCCGAAGTCCTGCGGATCGATGCGGCGTTCGGCATGAACGACGTCGAGATCGACCCGCAGACCGAGCGAATTCTGTCAATTCGCCGCTGGGTGCCGTTCGTCAAATACACCTTCCTGCCGGACCCGAAGGGTAGGGCCTATGGCATCGGCTTCGGCCACCTTCTGGGGCCGCTGTCCGACGTTATCAACACCGTGATCAATCAATTGCTTGATGCTGGCCACGCGCAGGTGGCTGGCGGCGGGTTCATCGCCTCGGGGCTCCGGCTTCAGGGCGCGGGACAGACGAACGTCCTGAAGTTCCGGCCCGGCGAGTACAAGACCGTCAACATTCCGGGCGCGGAGGTGAAGAACGCCATCGTCGAGGTGACGCGCCCGTCGCCATCGCCGGTGCTGTTCGAACTGCTCGACCTGATCCTTGGCGCTGCGAAGGAAATCGCCTCGATCAAGGACGTTCTGACAGGTGACACGCCATCCACGGCGCCGGTCGGCACGACCCTGGCCTTGATCGAGCAAGGCTTGCAGGTCTTCACCTCGATCTACAAGCGCATCTATCGCTCGCTGCGGGAAGAGTTCCAGCTGCTCTACGAGTGCGAGCGCCGATACGGCTCGCCCGACGACTACGCGGAAGTGCTGGACGACCCGATGGCCAACTTCGAGGCGGACTTCACGCCCGAGGGCAAGGACATCCTGCCGGTCTCCGACCCGACCGCCGTCACCAAGATGCAGTCGGTGGCCAAGGCGCAGGGGCTGCAAGCATTGCTGGGCGTGCCGGGCGCCAACCCGCCAGAGATGCTGAAGGAGATCATCGGCGCGATCGGCTACGAGGACCCCGAGCGGTTCATCATGGCCCCGCAGCCGAATCCGATGGCCGATGTGCAGGCTCAGGAAGTCCAGTCCAAGACCGCGAAGAACAGGGCCGACGCGCTCAAGAGCGTGGCGCAGGCCGCCGAGATCCACGTGAGGAATTTGCATGGCCCCGAGCAAGGCGTCGTTCCTGGCATGGCTGGATCATCCCCTGACGCAATGGGTGATGGGGGCCTGCCGATCGGCGGCCCAGGCCCAGCAGGCGGAATGGATGCAGCAATCATGGGCCAAGGGTGAAGCTGACCCTGAGCTGCTGATCGAATTGAGAACCCGGGCGGACGCCTACCTCGCCCTGGTGGAGACGGAATACGAGCAATGGTGCGAGGCGCTCGGCGAGCCTCCCCAGGACGAGTAAGCGCCGACCAACCCCCAAGGACCCCGATGGGAACCATCCCCGCCCAAGAGGCGTGCAAGCCCGGATTCTATCCGGTGGAATACAACGTCGTCATCGCTCCCGAGACGGTCGAAGACAAGACCGCCGGGGGGATCTTCCTGCCCGATCAGACCAAGGAGACCGACGAGCTGGCCGCCGTGAAAGGCCGCCTTGTCGCCGTGTCACCCCTGGCCTTCACCTACGAACGCGAATGGCCTCCGGGCTCACGCAAGCCCCAGGCCGGCGATGTCGTGATCTATGGCAAGTACCAAGGCATCCTGATCAAGGGCGAGGACGGGCGGGAATACCGCCTGATGAAGGACAGCCACATCGCTGCGGTGATCGGCGGCTGACCGAAGGCGACGGACCCGAGACATCCCGGCCCCCGAGCGGGGCTTTTTTCATGAGCGAGACCCATGGCCGAAGAGGCTGAAGACCGCGAAGAGATCGCGGAAGACCTGGACCAATCCGCGGACATCGAAGCGCCTGAGCCCGAGGTTCAGGCCGAGGAGCCACAGCAACCGGGGTTCGATCCCGAAGCGATAGCCAGGCTGGCCGGCTGGGCGCCGATGGACGAATGGCGCGGCGACCCTGGCAAGTGGAAAGACGCGCAGACCTTCATCGTCGACACGGTGGCGATCAACAAGGCGCTACAGACCAAGGTGCGCGACCTGGAGCAGGGCGCGGAGCGGCTGACCCGCACCGCCGACCGGATCATCCAGGAGAACACCCGACGCGCCATCCACGAGGCCGAGGGCCGGCTCCGTTACGCCGTGCAGACCGGCGACGAGGAAGCCGCGGTCGAAGCCACCCGCGAGCTCAATGCTGCGGCGCAAGCCCAGACCGGCGAGGACCCGGCGGTCGCCGCCTTCAAGGCGCGCAATCCTTGGTTCGGGCTTAACCCCGCCGCGACTGCCATCGCCAACGCTGTGGCGACGGATCTGCATCAGCGTGGCGCGAACGCCGCCGCTCAGGCCAAGGCCGCAGAAGACGAGGTTCGCCGCAGGTTCCCGGAACTGTTCGGAGATGAGGAGCGCGTGGCGCAGCCCAGGACGGCCGCAAAGCCGCAGCCGCCGGTTCAGAGTGGCCAACGCACACCCGCCGCCCCAAGGGCCAAGGGTTTTCATGATCTACCGCCCGACGCGAAGAAAGCCGCTCAGGACTTCGCCCGCCGCGGTCGCTGCACCCTGGAAGAGTACGCCAGGACTTACTACGAGGAGAACGCCTGATGGCGAGGGAAGACCGCGCTGAAGCCGTCCAGCAGGAGCGGCGTCGCCGCCGTGACGGCACCCTGGACCGTATGAGCGAACTGACGCTCGCGGTCCCCGAGAAGGTCAGGACTGACCACCCCAACCATACCTTCCGCTGGGTCAACGACACCGGGAACCGGATGCATCGCATGACCGTCCGTGACGACTGGGACAAAGTCGAGGGCGTCGCCCCGATTCCTGTCGGCACCGACAAGGAAGGGAAGCCCCTTTACGCGCACTTGTGCATGAAGCCGCTGGAGTTCTGGGACGAAGACCAGAAGGCCCGAATGGACGCTCTGAGAGAGCGCGAACGGGGCCTGGTGCGAGCCGCCAAGAGCGACCCGCAAGACAATCGCTCCGAGGACGTCGCCTACGCCGTCCCCGGCAACACCATCACCACGGGCTATCAGCCCTAGGGAACCATCAACATGGCTAACAGCAACGCACCGTCCGGGTTGACCCCGGTGCGGTACGCGAGCGGTGCGCCCTACAACGGCGCCAGCAAGCGTTATTTCGTGCCGGCCACGGACGCCAATGACATCTTCATCGGCGATCCCGTGATCATCGCCGGGTCCGCCGATACGGACGGCGTTCCCACCGCCACCATCGCCACGGCCGCCGGCGGCAGCCGCTGGACCGGTGTGGTGGTCGGGTTCGTCCCGTCGTCCACCATCGTCACCTATGGCTACCGCAAGGCCTCCACGGCGGATTACATCCTCGTGGCGGACGATCCCAACCTCCTGTTTGAAATTCAGGAAGATGCGGTTGGCGGCGCGCTGGCTGCGGTCGACGTCGGTCTCAACGCGGACCTGATCGCAGGCTCGGGCTCGGCCTACACCCACCGCTCGGGATGGCAGCTCGACACCTCCACCAAGGCCACCACGGCGACGCTTCAGATGCGCATCGTCGGCTTCGTCCAGAGGCCTGACAATGTGATCGGCGCGAACGCCAAGGTTCTGGTCCGCAACAACCTGCCCACGGAAACCGGCGCCGCCGGCTCCACCGGCGTCTAACTCAGAGGAGACGGTATCATGGCGATCACTCGCTCCAATCACCCGTCCGCTCTGTGGCCGGGGGTCAAGGCTTGGTTTGGCAAGACCTACGAAACCCTGCCGCAGGAATGGTCCCAGATCTTCGAGAAGGGGACCTCGGACAAGTACAAGGAAGACCTGGTCGAAACGACCGGGTTCGGCCTGGCTCCGGTCAAGTCGGAAGGCTCGGCCATCAGCTACGACACGGACGGCGAGGGCTACAAGACCTCGCTGACTCACGTGGTCTACGGGCTGGGTTACGTGGTGACCCGCGAGGAGATGGAAGACAACCTCTATCGGGAAGTCTCCGAGCGGCGCGCCAAAGCGCTGTCGTTCTCCATGCGCACCACGGCAGAAATCGTCCACGCCAACGTCCTCAATCGGGCGTTTTCGACCTCGTATCCGATCGGTGATGGCGCGGCGCTGCTTTCGGCGTCCCACCCGACCCGCTTGGGCAACCAGTCGAACCTCCTGACCGCGGCGGACCTGTCCGAAACGGCGCTGGAGGATGGTCTCAAGACCGTGATGCAGGTGAAGAACAACCGCGGACTCAACATCGCCGCGCGCGTGAAGCGCCTGATCATCTACACCGACGAGACCTTCAACGCCGAGCGCATCCTGCAATCGCAACTGCGCCAGGGCACAGCCAACAACGACGTCAACGCCATCAAGGCGCTCGGCTCGATCCCGGAAGTGGTCTCCAACCACTACCTGACCGACGCCGACGCCTGGTTCTTGCAGACCGACATTCCCGAAGGCCTGCAATCGCTGTGGCGGCGCGAAATCGCCCTCGAAAAGGACAACGATTTCGACACCGAAAACGCCAAGGCGAAGGCGACGATGCGCTTCACCGTCGGCGCCGGCGACTGGCGTTGCCTGTTCGGCTCGGCCGGGGCCTGAGCCTAACCACCTCCCCATGACTAGGGCCGCTCCTTCGGGGGCGGCCCGCCTCTTTCGGGAGGGACCATGCCTGAGTCCGCGTACATCCCAGGCGGCGTTTGGCTGCTGTGCGACCGCTGCGGTGTCCGTGGCCGCCGCTGGGACATGGCCAAGGAATGGACCGGCTTGATGGTCCATCGGGCCACCTGCTGGGACCCCAGACCACCCGAGCTAGACCCGCCGAACGTCTATCCCGAAGGCCTGCCGATCGCCGATGCGCGGCCGGAGCCGCCCGACGTGACGCTTGGCGACAACGACGTCCAGCCTGAGGACCTCTGATGCCGACATCGGGCGTTATCGACACCCTGCTGACGGCGCGCGGCGTCGTCCACATGGCCGGCGAGCTGACCGGTGAGGTGGTGGAAGGTCAGCCGGCGTTGCCCGCCTATCAGGCGCAACTCTACCTGCGGCACCTCAACTGGCTGCTGAAGTCCATGACAGCGGATGGCTGCAACCTCTGGCGCCAGTTCGAAGATACAGCCACCTTCACCAGCGGTACCGCATCTGTCGACCTGACGCCGCGGGTGATGGACGTGCTGGAGGCGCGCCTGGTGCAGGCGGACGGCTCGCATCGGCCGCTCGCCCGGTGGGAGCGCGGCGAATACGTCAGCATCCCCAACAAGACCCAGTCGGGCGCACCGACCGCCTACACGCTCGCAGAAGCCATAGACGACGCCACGGCGCTCCCTGTGCGCACGATGACCGTCTGGCCCGTCCCAGCGAGCGACACCGATGTCATCTACACCGCTGCGGCGGTGATCCAGGATGTCACCTCGCTCAACGATCACCTCGACGTCCCGCAGCACTGGACGGAATGCCTCGCCTACAAGCTGGCCGACCGCGTCAACGCCGTGCTCGGCGCTTCGGCGTCGGCGTCCGGCATCAGCATCAAGCAGCGCGCCGACATCCTCTACCAGCTGATGCGGGATAACGACCGGCCCGCCTCCTATTTCCTGCAACCGGTTGGCCGCTAGGGCGGAGAGATCACATCATGTCTTCGAGCGATACCTCATCCGCCAAGCGCGGGGTCGCAGTCACGCCTAGCGACTCGACCGATCTGGGCGAGCCGCGCGCGCTCTGGGTAGGCGGCGCCGGTGATGTCGCCATGCGGTTCACCGGCTCTGGCGCCACGACCGTAACCCTGGTCGGCGTACCCGCCGGCACGCTGTTGCCTGTGGCCGCAAGCAAGGTCATGGCGGCGACGACCGCCACCAGCATCGTCGCGCTATATTGATGGATATCGGCCTGGGAATCTCCCTGGCGTCGGCCTCCCGAGGCGCTGGCGCGGGGACTTCCTACAGCGCGGAGGCGACGGCGCTTTTCGCGCGCATGACGTCGCAGCCGAACGCGACGCGCAAGGGCCTGATCGACAACCTGATCGCCTCGCTGAAATCGGCCGGCATTTGGGCCAAGCTCGACGTGTTCTACATGCGCGCGGCGCATGACGCGCAAGCGTCCTTGCTGAATTGGACGTCATCGAGCTTCACGACCACGCTCACGAACCTGACCGCTGGGGCGGACTTCACCGTTGATCGAGGCTGGCTCACCAACGGCACGACGAGCTTTCTCGACACCACGTTCAACCCGCGCACCAACGGAGTGAACTACACCCAGAACTCGGCCAGCTTTGGCGCGCGCAACCTCGCGGTGAACGACAACGCCAGCAGCGGTTTCGGCGCGTTCGATGGCACGCAGGGGATGACCATCGCCCCGAAGAACAGCGCCAACGCCAACCTTCGCGTGAACAACAACACCCTGGCCAACATCACTTGCGGATCGTCAGCCAACGTTTTCCAGGTCTCACGGTCAGCGTCCAATGCCTACGACATCACGATCAACGGAACCGTGACCGGCGGAGCGGCCGCCAGCACCAATACGCCCACCAGCACGATCAAGGAGGGGGCGATTCAGTCGGCGGCCACGCGGATCGTGCAACTCGCATGGCTTTATGCCGGGGGCGACCTCACCCAGACAGAGGAAACCAACCTGCGCAACGCCTGCGCCACCTTCACGACTGCGCTAGGCTTCTGAGCCATGCATCTTGGTGTATCGCTTGGCCTGACGCTGACGAGTGGCGGCGGGGGCGCGGGTCTCCCGTCGTTCGCCTTGGAGACCGAAACCCAGGCCATCGTCACCGCCTTCACCGCGGCCAACAGCGGCACGGCGCCCAGCGCCGGCACGCAGTACGCCATCAACAAGGTGGTCAAGGCCTTGAAGGCGCAAGGCGTCTTCGCTGATGTCACGGCCGGCAAGAAGTGCATGTTCGCGACGACGCAGCTTGCGGCCAACAAGGCGCAATCGCTGATCAACTGGCTCGACCCGACCGGGGCGAACGGCAATCCGGCCACGCTGACCGAGAACGGCACGGTCGCTTTCGCGCAAGGCTACAACGCCGGTTGGTCCGGCTTCACCGCCACCAACCGGTTGAAGACCGGGATCACGCTTAACCAGGTCGCCCAGAACAGCGTGTTCATGGGCTGCCACGCAGTCGGCGGGATTAATACGAACGTCGACGTCGGCGCGCAGGACAGCGCGCTCAACGGCCTGCTGATCAACGCCGGCAACACCGGCTCGAACCTCGTCACTCGTTGCATGGGGCAGGTGACCAGCAGCTCGGCGAAGACCGGGTACTTCAACGGCTCTGGTTGGGCGGCGGTCAGCCGAACAGCTTCGACCGGCTTCACCGGCTACCACCACGGCGTCAAGATCGAGGCCTTCACCAACGCCTCGGCGGCGATTACCGAGGCTGTGGAAATCTGCATCGGCAAGGCCACCGGCAACTCGACCACCTCGACGCGGACGATCTCCACCTTCCTGCTGTGCGGCGGCAAGACCGATGCCCAGGCTGAAGCGATCGGCGTCATCATAACCGATCTCAACGGCCCGATGGCGGATGGCCAACCGACCGTCTATGAGGCCGGCAAGCAGCCCGCCACGGTGACCGCCGACATCATCGTCTACGGCCTGACCATGCCGGCGGTGCTCGCGGCCTACGCGGCGAAACGCAGAAATCCGAGCCGCACGGTGATCATCGTCGGCGACGAGTACCAGAGCCACCTCTGGCGGCTGGGCGGGATGCTCGCCCAGAACCTGACATACGCCGACATCAACTACGCCATCGGCGGCGGCAATAAGTACATCTCCGGGATAATCCGGGATGTGATGGACTACATCAACACCAACCGCTACAGCCGCTCGACCGGGACGACGCCTAGTCAGACGACGGCGAGCATCGAGCCCCGCTTCTGGAACGGTCTGGCGCGGCGGCTGCTGGACCCCTCCAAGACCGGCACGCTCCCCGGCGTGGATGTGCCGATCTACTTCTCCGACGGCATGTCGGCCGTCACGACCACGGCCAGCGGGCTGGGCGGAAAGCCCGCGGTGACCGGGTTCACGACGGCGGACGGCCGCTCCTTCTCGTGCTCGGCGCTGATCGGCGCGGACTACATCGGCGTGCCCATCCCGCTGATCGGCATTCCCTACCGGACGGGGCAGGAAGCCGATGGGTCGAACTTCGAAAACGCCAGCGGCTACCACAACCCGAACCGCACGCCGGTCTTCGGCTCAGCGACGGCCGGGTCCGCCGGCTCGACGACGGTCACCGTCGACCCTTACGTCACGCCCGGCGTCTCGGCCTCGGGCCTGATCGCCAACATCACGACGCCGCCAGCTCTCTCGATCGGGGCCGCGGACAGCGCGTTGCAGCCGATGAACAAGCGCGTGCCGTTCACCAGCGACAAGGGCCGGTGGGCGCCGCTGTGGGGCTCCGCGCCGACCGGCTACGCGGCCGCCAATTACGAGTTCGTCGGCCGCGCCTATGCGGCTGCGACTACGGCAGGCACCGATCCGACGCGCAATGATACTTTCTCGTTCGGCGCGACGGGCGGCGGCACAACCTACGACCTCAACAACGGCGCGAGCCGCGTCGGCTCCGACATGCCGAACTCCGGCGTCGCCCTGGCCGCCACGACCGACAAGGCCAGCCGCAAGGCGGTGCTCGACGCGGTGGATCAGTACGTCCCGGGCTTCCTGTACTGGCACGCATCCAGCGGCGACAGCCGTATCCCGTCTGCCCGGGTGGCGGACTTCGGCGCGAACTTCTTCTTCGACGCGCGCCAGTTCCTGGAGTGCGAGAGCGACGGGTCGCTGTACTGGCCGGATCAGGTCTACATCCGCCAGCCGATCTACCAGATGAAGAACGCCGGCTTCATGTTCACCGCGAACGACACGTCGATGACGGATGGCACGACGCCCCGCTCGACCAAGATCATCGGCTGCCACTCGTACCCGACCGATGGCCATAGCTTGCGGCTGGTGGCGTACAACGACGGCGGCGGCGTGAGAATCCTCGATCAGGGCTCGGCCAGTGGCAGTGCGGGCGGGGTTGACGGCGTCATTCCCACGCCGCTGGAGGTGTTCGTTCCCGACGCGTCGGTCTGCGGAAACTTCGCCACCCCGACCTATCCGAGCTTCTCGTCTCGCGCCTGGTGCTCGTACCGGATGGAGTTCGCCATGTGCGTGGCGGCCGAGGCGCTCGGGATCATCATGGCGATGGCGCTGGACGCCAACACCGATCCGCTCAGCCTGACCTACGGCGACGCCACCACGGCCGGGACCATCGCCTACGAACTGACCCACGCGGGCGACACCAGCACGCTCTACCTCCAGGCGGTGAACTGATGCCCACCATCCCGCTTGGCTTGGTTGGGCCGTCCACCCACACCAACACCGCCCACCAGAATTCCAGGACGGTCAACCTCTATCCCGAAGCGGGGGAGGCCGGGGCCAAGGCTCCGTTTGCACTGTTCCAGACGCCAGGCCTGATCGAATACGCCGACCTGGCCGACGACGTGCCCACGGCAGGCCAGATCCGCGGCCTGCACGTGATGAACGGCCGGCTGTTCGCGGTGGCGGGCAACACCATCCTCGAGCACGCCAGCGGCAGCTTCGTCAATTGGGGAACGATCGGGACCTCGACAGGCCCGGTCAAGCTCTCCGACAACAACGGCGTTCTGGTGCTAGGCGACGGGGAAGCGTTCTGGACGCTGAACACCACCACCAGCACGCTGGCCCAGGTCCTCAATGAGGGAGAAGAGGTCATTGCGGGGTGGTTCTCCTGCTACCTCGCCGGTCGCACTTACTACCTGGAAAAAGATAGCGACCGCTTTCACTGGTCAGCGCTGGGTGATCCGGCCACGGTCGAGGGGTTGGACTTCGCCACGGCCGAGGGCAACCCTGACCCGGCCGTGGCCATGTTCTGCGTCAACCAGGAGGTGGGCTTCCTGGGTACGGCGTCGACGGAAAACTGGGGCCTCTCAGGCGATGTCACCGCCCCCATCGTGCGGATTTCGGGCGGTTACCGCGAACTGGGGTGCGCAGCGCGGTTCGCGGCGCTGAAGTTCGCCGACACCATCTGCTTTATCGGCCAGGACGCGTCGGGCCACGCTCAGGTGTACCTTGGCGGCTCGGCCGGGCGCGATGCGCAGCCGATCAGCAACCACTCCGTCGAGCGGGACGTGAACAGCGCGCTGCTGCTCTACGACCGCGACGACATCAGGGCCTTCGAGTATACCGAACCGGGCCACAAGTTCTACGTCCTGGTGCTGCCGAACGCGGTGACCTGGGCCTTCGACCTCACCACCAAGATGTGGTGCGAGCGTGGCGAGATCGACCTCTCGACCGGCCTTTGGACCCGCATTCGCCAGGACGTCCACGCCTTCCTGAACGGGGTTCACTGGGTCGCGGGCCGGGACTCGGCCAGGCTCTACAGCCAGAGCCGGAACTACCACGACCTGGTGGGCGATCCGCTGGTCAGGCTGCGCGAAACCCCGACGATTTCCGCCCAAGGCCGGCGCATCCGGTTCAGCT